GGGATATTTCACCGTTTCTCCATCCCATCTAATGAGACCCATCTGCCATCCTGATATTACCCCAGAGTGCCCTCCGCTGAGGGCTACGTTTAATTTAAAAAAAGTTTTAAAAATGAACCCTCACGGGCTTATATCTCTCCAGCACCATCATCATGTGTGCCATCTTTAGAACACCGATATTCCAGCACCTTTACGCCATTCTCATTGCGCATGGTGATATAAGCGTATTTGTCTTCAGTGACAGCAGGACACTTGATGCCATAAGGCTTATTCGCCTCCCACACACCTGACGTTTTACCGTTGTCATCAGTGACTCCGCCACCTTCAATTGTAAAATTTACTCTCTGATTAACGGTGATACTTGGATGACGTTCCTTTGTACACTGCTTAGTGCAACGGTGTACCATTTCTTTCTCACCAGCATCTACATGGCAACTTCCATAGCCACCGATGGAATATGCAAGTGAAGTGTTCACCTTCTCTGTCGGTGTAGGTGTAGGCTCAGGAGTTACATCGCCACTGAGGATTCTCTGGTACTCCTCTTTTGCCTTTTTCAGAAGGTTGTCAAAATCCACATTTGTAGTAGCCGCCAGTACAGGAACCATCATTGTGCCAATAACACGGCCATGAATGGTGTCTGACTGCCAGTGGAATCTACATATCATCCGACTGTTGGCATACTCATTGACTGCTCTCAGAATCTTGTCAGCCCTATCTGGCATTATCATTGTCAAGATAAGACCAACACCCATGATGTATGCACTGTGTCCTGACGGATAACTATTGGCATACACTTGGTTCTGAAAGTATGTCTCGTAGTCACCAATACTCACACCGTTGTTATCCACATAGACACCGTTCTTGTTATAGTAACCAGTGCTTCTACCGTCACCTTCCTCTATGGAGTAGTTGACAAGTACCCTCTGCTTGGGGTCTGAATTGGCCTTACCGTCTGTCTCACCCTCTCCAGGTCTGCGTCTGCCATACTCCTGATTAAGCAAGGTCTCACGGGTATGAGAACAAGGCTTTCCTAACGTGTAGCACATCTCTGCTATGACGCCATCATCAGGAATCTCCACACCTATATTATGTGTGCCAAACACTGGATTGAAGGTCATTGTGCCATACTTTGGATCTGTAACAGTCCTGTCCTTGCCAAATAAGTGAGGCTTTTTATACTCTTTATCAGAGATGGCCTGAATAGTCCTCTGGCGGATTTCCGCGTTCTTGGTGTCAAGTGAATAATACTGGCTGATGTAGTCATGAATCTGCTCGTCTATATATGCTGTATTCTCACCATCCACAGGAGTTCTCTTTGGCCTCTTCTCATAGCCCTTGATGAATGGTGGTGGTGCCGTTGGCATGAACTTCGTAGTGTCTATGTAGCATTCTGATATATCGTTCTTGTAGGTGAGCATCTTACCACCAACTTCCTTTCTTAATTCTGGGATTAACTCAGGATTACGAGTTGTTGCATAGACAGCAGCAGCCAGCATTCTTGCTATATTCGGATCTGTCTCAAAGGTCCATCCGTATGTAGGTTGCTCTACTCCTTGAACCATGTAGTCGTAGGCCATCTGCATAAGTTCCTGTCTCTTTTCTGGCACTAATTCTGCGAGAATTAGTCCATATAGATACGCTATCATCTGTTCACGATAATATGGATTCCTACTTTCGCCATAATAATCATAGATACATGGAAAATTGCTTTCAGAGAATATGTCTAAATTGCAACGAATATTTCTTAAATACTCTCCTGTTTTTTCTCCTATTGGTACAATAGTCGAAAAATATTCAACCAAAGAATTCACTCTTTGATCATCCTCATTTTCAGACACTTGCGTTTCATTTCCACCGATTTTGGTGGATGGTTGATCATGGGTGTTTTTTGGTTTCTCTATCTTACTAAGAGTCTTTGTCTCAGCATCCCATGTATAGCCTGCTTCGGCCATCTTTGAGAATAAAAGGTCACGCTGCTCTTTGGTGGCAGGACAAGTAGGCTGACTTGAATGCCCTACGCAGATATTTTCATAAATAGATTCTGTTTCAGGAGAAATAAAAGTGTGTGTACCAGCCTGTAGAAAGCAATGGCTATCAAACATTCTATCAGGGTAATTTTTGTTAAGGCACTTAAAGATTCCTATCCACGGTGCTGTAGCGAAATCTTCGTCTATCCCTACAAGCACATCACCATCCTGTGCGTCTTTAGTAGTGTCCCAAAGATGAAAATTCCAATTAATAGAACTGAAGGAATTGCGCCATTCACAGCCGTTAATAGAGACATTGACACAAGTATCATAGGTTATTTCCGTTACTCTCGAAACATCAGAATTATTTGAGTTACAAACAATCCAGTCTCCTACTTTAAAATTGCACTGCTCTTCTGAAGGTTTTTCCACTGGCTCTGGCTCAGTCGTAGGCTCAGGGCTGTTCACTGGCTCATTCACTTTCCTGCTCTTCATATAGAAGAACACTGCTACAACGATGGCATTGATAGCCACGATCGTCATGATTACTAATAATACTGTTGTCATACGCTTTTATTTTAAACTGTTAATACTCCTCTAATGCTTTACGAAAATTATATAACATATCACTTAATCCATTAAAGTTGTAGCAGACAACATCTAGCCCATCTTCACAACATTCGTTCATTACAAACTCACATGCCTTGTCGATGGTCTTCTGCTTCTGCCGCTGAGCACCACGATAAAAACCTTTTGCAAAAGCAAGTTCCTGTGTATTATCTTCAAGTGCATCAACAGTAGCAGCACCTCTGTCAACATATCCCTGCCACTCTTCTGATAAAGCTTGTTCTAAATCCTCGCTTGCAGGCTCTTCGGGCAGGGAGTTGATGAAAGAAAGCAAATCATCGCAACATTGCTGGTACGCTTTTGTTTCTTCTTCTGTTGCAAAACCTTGGTCATATTTCCAACGCCTTTCAATCTCTGCTTTTATTAATTGTACTATGTCCGTCATACCTGTATCTCTTTTATTCTACCTCCACAAATTCGCCATCAATCAACTTATACCAAGTGTCTGCTTTGATGCGCTTGCCATCGACATACTCGGTCTTGACGCACTTAGGCACCCATCTGTCTTTCTCTTCGTTTTCTACCCATTCCGAAAGGGTAATCCATGAGCCTACCTTTGCCTTTGCCATAGAGTCATGACCAGCGCAGCAAATGACGGAATCCTCACCAGTTGAATCTATCTTAGCATAGTCACCGCTACTGCCTATCTTAGCAGAGTCACCGCTACTGCCTATCTGAGCATAGTAACCGCTACTGCCTATCTGAGCATAGTAACCGCTACTGCCTATCTGAGCATAGTAACCGCTACTGCCTATCTTAGCATAGTCACCGCTACTGCCTATCTTAGCAGAGTCACCGCTACTGCCTATCTGAGCATAGTAACCGCTACTGCCTATCTGCTTTTCTCTTTCGCCATTATCATTCAAACCTCCCTCATTCTGGATATTTGTAGGCGATGTTTTCTCTTTTAGCCATTCTACACCTGCTTTTATCAAGTCGCCAAACTTCAACTCTGCCTTGATTCTGATCTTGGATGATGCAACCTTGGTGCTGGTATTGTTTTCTCTACTGAGAGTACCAGATTGCTGAACCTCGCAGAAACGAGCCATCTTTGCGCCATCCAAAAAGAAATAGTGGTCTAATACTTCAAGAGGCGATTCGCAGGCGTGGAATCCGTGTTCACAACACTCAATCTCACCATCCATTTCGTACTCCTTTCCGACCTCGTATTGAAATCCTCTACAAGATAAATTCTCGTCAAACCCTTTGTAGGCCTTAATCACCTTTTCTTCTTTCTTTTCTGCCATAATGTTTTATTTTTAGTTTCTATTTAAAATTCTATCGTCAAACTCTTATCTTTCTTCACTTTGTTTCTTTTAGGCCAGTTTTCTTTCCTGTACGGACAGTCAAGGCTCTGCGTGGCATTATATGTACGTTCGCTTACAGGATCGTCACCTGAACCGAAGCACTGGTGGCCTATCTCATCCCATATCGCACACCTTGACTTTGTGATGTACTCCAGTGAGTCGTGCTGGTCTGTATGCGTCTTAGGCGACTTGTAACATCTGTCGCAGTTCCTTTCCATCCACAACGCAAACTCTGTTCCGTTAGAGAAGCAAGGTATTGAAATCTTCTTTGCCATACACTACAACTCTATTTTCTTTTCCACAATTCCGATAATATAACCTCCAACAGCATCAACCACAATAGTGAGAATGACGCATATCACCGCAAATGATATTAACTCCATCATACACTTATAGTCCTACATATCCTTGCATATCAGCAGAACAACTGCCAAAAGAAACAAATTAAATAACCCTGTCATACGCCCTTGCTCAATTTTTCGTCAATACATATCAGCAGAATCAAACCGAGAGCCAGAATGTTCACTACTGGGATGAATAGAACGAAGTCCTCGCCGTCCCATTTCCAATGCCGAGACACGGAACTGGCAATCATATATCCGATGATGCCAGGAATCAGCCATAAGGCCAAGATGATTAAAAGTGTAGTCATATCTTTACAGTTTATCAATTACTTCACATAACTTATCGTAGGCCGCACGGACTCTCTGGAAGTCCTCTGACGGCATTTCTTCGCCCAAGTAGTACATTGCGCTGTCAAGCAAGTGCCTTGCTGCCTGAAGGTGCTCTATCGCGTTGCTGACGCACAAACTTTGCCTATTTGTCATACTGCCCTATGTTTAGATGTTAGTCACTGCTGTCAACGTGGTATCTCAGTCCGATCTCCGGGTAGTACGTCTCGTTGTCAGTACCACGATTAGGATATCCGTTCTCGCGGCCTTCAGACCTGAATCCCTGTTCCTTTGCGGCGGCTACGATTGCGCGTTCCATACCTCCGTTCATCCATGATCCGTCACCGAATGGCGAATACCAGCCGTTAGCGTACCACAAGTCGCCTATGGGAGCAATCTTTCTCAAATCGGTTAGACCGAATAACCCGATCTTCCGTGTCAGTTCAAGTTTCTGTTCTGTAGTCATATTGTTGATTTTTAAAATGGTAAACTTCCCTGTTCGGTTTTATTCCATGGCGAGTCGTCCTTCTTCTCTTCAACGATCACCGTTCCGCTAAAATCAGAGAATGAGGTAAGGTTCCCGTCGAACGAGACAACCTCCTTTGCAAGTCCTATGTTCCTACCCTTGGCAATGATGATCTTTGCGGTTCCTGACGTCGGCTTTCCGTCGTCCCACCTTTCGATGCCATATACTTCCGGACGATATACAAAAACCACCATATCAGCAGCCTCCTCTATCTGTCCGCTGCCTCTCAGGTTGCTTAATACAGGCTCTGTGTTGTCCTGTGACCTTGACAGTTGTGACAGCACGACCATGCAGACGTTACATTCAACGGCAATCCTCTTGAACTCTCGCGTAATGTCTCCGAGCATAGCCTCACGGCTGCTTCCCTGCGCTGAGTTTACAAGTATCTGCAGGTAGTCAACGAACACGACCTTAATACCAAACTTCCTCACCATTGCCCTAATTGATACGCAGATCTTCTCAAACGACGTCTTGGACTTCTCGTCGAAGTATATCGGCAGTCCGGCCATGACGGAAGACGTGTCGTAGAACCTGGAATACTCTCCGTCAGTAAGCCTGTCGTACAGGATCCTTGACGAAGGGATGCCTGAGTCCTTAGACAATATCCTTGCGGCAAGTTGTTTGGATCCCATCTCGAGTGAGTAGAATACTGCAGGAACCTTGTCAAAAGCCATGTTCCTTGCTATCGTTGTGGCAAGAGTCGTCTTGCCCTGACTCGTGCGACCTGCAATGATCACGAGGTCTCCCTGGTGCAGTCCATACCTGACATCGAACACATGAAGGCCAGTCATGATGCCCGATTCCTCCTTGCCGTTCATCCTGTCTGCCACGTCGTTCTGAAGCGTCTGTATGGTGTCACTGAAATACTGTATGTTACCCTCGTCTCCGCTTGCAGTCTCCGACAGGCTTGAAAACAACTTCTGGAAGTCCTCTGCCCCAGCAGTAGGGTCTGTTGCCAGGCTCATGCCTTTAGCGCACAGGACATACAGGTTCCTCTTCATGGCAATCGACCTCAGAAGCTCTATCTTCTGCAGTGTGACGCTGAAAGAGAAATGATCGCTGCTTATGAATGTGTTTACGTCGCCTCCTGACGATATGAAGCGCATGGCCACCTCTGCAAGATAAGGGATCTTTCCATCTTTTTCAATCTGTACGATGATGGAGAACAGTTTCCTGCTGTCTGCGTCGGCGAACATATCTTCCGACACAAGATGCCTTACCGCCGAGTATATGTTCTCGTCGGTTATGCAGGCTGCGAGCACGTCACGCTCGACCTGTGTGTTATGTAGTTGCAATATGTCGTTCGCCATAATCTCTCTTCAGCCAGTTTAAAAGTGTATGATAAGCATATACATGGGTGTTCAGTTTAGACCAGTTATCCATGTTTGACAGGACTTGCGTGATCTCCTTGTTGGTGTAGCCTATATTTTGCAGTTTCTTGATCTCGGGAAGAGTAAGAGGTCTTTTCATCTTCGATACATAGGGGAATTTTTCTTTCATCCATTTGTCAAAGTTTGCCTCTTCCTCGGAGGGTCCGAATATAGAAAGTTCTTCTTTCTTTTTTAGTGTGATAACACTAATTTCTTTATTCTTATTTTTATCATTATCACTGGTATTCTTTTCTTTTATTTTCTTTGTTACTTTCTTTTCTTTCTTTTGTTCTGTTGTACCGTTTGTTGTACCGTTTGTGGTACCGTCTGTTGTATAGTGTTCGTAATATGTAATTGATATACAATTAATTACGTTAGATTTTTGTTGTACTATTTGTTGTACCGTTTCGAGTCCGTCTAAAAATCTTAGCACCTTTCCCCTGCTCCATTGCCATCGTTTTGCAAGTTGTTCGGAAGCCATATAGACACAGCCCCGTTTGGCCTCAATTCTAATGCCCCTGACGTACAGTTCCGAGTCGGAAGGATAGGCAAGCATGATAAGGTCTATCCACGCCTGCCATCTGGTGAACGGATCCCGAAAATAGAGGTCGTCGTCTTCATTACGATATATCCTGATGAATCCATCGTTTGTCATTTCCCGTTATTCTCCTGCTTGTCTTCACTGTTCAGCCATCCAAGTATATGGCCGTCCCTGAACAATTCCCCTATCACCTGTCCTACAGGCTTCGGTTCTCCTCCGCGTTTATACTCTGCCATAGTTCACACTCCTTGTCATTATAGGTATCAGCCTCAACGTATTCCTCTGGATGCCGTAACGCGATTCCAAGTCTCGTGTTCGTGAAATACGGGCACCTGTCCCTGTTTTCACATGTGACCTCCTGATAGGATGCGTTGAGGCGTATGCCATAACAAAACACATACATTGCTTAGAATGGAACTTCGTCATTTTGGTTATCTTGCGCCTGTTGCTGGGGTGGCGCTGCCTGCGGCTGGTTATTGAACTTAGAAGGTTTCAAGTCTGTCAGATAGTAATTGATTCCCTCCTTCTGCATGTCCTTCTTGCAGGAAACCTTGATATAGGCAGTGTTGCCGTACTGGTCTGCCTGCTGCTTGTCGTTCACGTCGATGTTGATGAACTGGTGCTGTGTTCCGTCGCGCATGTTGGCGGTCTTGACGAGTTCCGGGTGCTGACGGACGATCTGACCTAACTTGGTGAGGTCTATTGAGCCGAAATAATTTGCCATATTGTTGAATTATTTGATAATCGTCTGAATGTTGTCTAACTCCTGCATCTTCTCCTTCATGTAGTTTACTGCAAGGTCGATGCGCTTACTTAAAAGATTGATTTCCGCTTCATCACGGACGATCCTGAGCACTTTCAGTTGCTTTGACTTGCTGATGTAGGGATTGAACGAAACGAAGTCGCAGAAGTCGCAGTCTGTGAACAGCATGTTTGCCACACACTGCCAATAATATTCATCCTCATTGTCCTTCAAGTCCTGCGGAGTCTCGTACATGAGGTGCTGCAGGTGCTTCTCCAGAGTAAAAGGGGACTTGATCTCTATCAGTCCTTTCTCCTGGCGTATAAGGCCGTCTGGTGATCCTCCTACAAGTCTCGGGTATTTCTCATAAGGCACAAAACCTGTCTCAAACACCTCATAGCCCATCATCTCTGCGTATTTCTCCCTTGCCATCGGCTCCATGTCAGTGCCGAACCTTGTAGCCATGTTGGATGCACTGTGCATTTCGATGTATTCATCAACGCAGTTCTGTGAATACGTGTCCTTTGAATTGACAGGTAGGTAGTGTTCCATCACCTTTCGGTTGAGGTATGTGAAGGTGGCGTCGCTGAATGGCACCACCTTGGTAGTCACTCTCGACTTGGGGTTGGCAGCCTTGAACTCAGCCAACTCCTGCTCAGTCATAGGTTCCTTCCTGTCTTTCATCAGGACGGATATCTCTGAGGACGTAACATGTCCCAGGCGATTCCTGAACCACTCATTACTTCTCTGCTGCTCCATCGAATATATCCTGTTGCGGTTTAACCTCTTCCTCTACAGCCTCTACAGGGACGCTTGCTGGGTTGTCAACATAGTCAACCTCCACGGCGTCTATGTCTATCGTGTCAACACCAGTAAGGTCATCCCTGACAACCGCCTGATCCATCCGTATTGCACGCTGCATTTCAATAGAGAGGATGCCGTACTTTGACAGAAGCATCTTCATGACGGTCTTCAGGCACATTGCTTCCTGATTGTCCTTCCACGGGCCTGAGTTGAACGACTTGGAGTAACGCTTTCCGTGAGTAAGGACATCATCCTTTGACATGTAAAGGTATTTCTCAAAGCCTCCGACGGTCTTGAAGTAGGCCATATATCCAATGATCTCATCCGACTCCTTCTTGGATGCGTCGAATTTGTAGTCATCCGTGAACGGATCGCACTTCACCAGTTCACCCTTATGCACGACGGCGTTTGTGATACGCTCATACTGTCCTGAACGGATGGCGAGCTGTATCAGTCCGCGAGTCATTATCTGGAACTGCGATACACGTCCGTAGGGGACGATTGCCGCAAATCCGAGGTTCGGGTTAATCGGAAGGTCGAGTGATGCGGCAACCATTGCCGACGAGTAGATACTGGCCGGCTCCGAGTTCTGGAGCAGCTTGTTGTTTGTCACTACGGACAGGACGCTTGTTGCGAATCCCTGTGCCTTTTGTCCGAGCATTGCCCGCAGGTTATTCATAACGTTCTCGTTATTGAAGTAACCCTGTAATTTTGCGATGTTAGCGTTTGCCATATTATTCTTCTTTTTTAAGTGTATATCCGTTCATTTTATAACAGAAGTTCTGGGCCTGGATCTTCGTGGAGAAGTCAGAAACAAAATCATCCATGCGAACGCCCGTCTTCTCGCTCATTTTTCCTGCCTTCCACACGCCCCACGATCTTCTGTGCGGTGCGTAGAAATACTGACCTTCCCTGATGTCAGCGTAGTTCATATCTTATTGTTCCTTTCCATTTTCTTCCTTATCAGCCTCAGACGCCTCGCATAGTTGTACTCACGGTTTGTCGGTTCTTTATCCTGTACGATGGCCGTGCACTTGTCTATAAGGGACAAAAGAGAGCCGTAGTCCTGCTTGCTGATGGTTATCTGCATGTCACACAATTTCCGTTATGGTCTCGATTGCCCTCTTCATCCTGACAGACGGGCGGAACTTGACCTTGCTGACGATCTTCGGGTTTCCCATCTTCTTCGTCCGGAAGTTATATCCTCCCCTGCACCTGCATTCGCGCACCTCGAACTCTCCGAGCTTACCGAGTCTCACAGGTATGCCGTTCTTCAGCTCGTCAATGACGAACTCTGCCTGGGCAAGAAGGATGTCCCTTACTACGTCCTTTCCGTGTCCCGTCACGAGCGA